CAAAAATAGTGCGTTAACAGACTTGGCTGGCAGAGTTGGAGCAGTTGGTCAGGGCACAGCAACAGGACTAATGTATTTCCCTACGCTGAACACGCACGCATTAGCACTGATGGGTGGATTAAATGCGGTTAACGAAGCAAGTAGATACGATGATCAGTACTATAACAATCCTTTAGCAAAAGACGTAAAAAGTTTTAAAAATATGCACATTATTCCATCTAGCCATGATGTGCCAATGTCGCCAGAAGAAATGGCATATAACGAAAAGGCTAAACAGCATAATTTGCATGTTAATGATTGGATAGATCAGTCAGATGCAGCTTGGTCACTAGCGCAATCTCGTGCTCGTGAAATGGCAACCGGAACTGCAAAAATAGTTTCTGAAGGGCATAAAATGGGGTTGTCTACTGCTCAAATTAATGCACAACTGAAAAAGTACAAACGAACGTTTGGCGCTACAGGAGCAGACATAATCCGCGGAGCAAGGTCACAAGCAAGTGAAGACCTTAAAACAGCAATGCCATTTATGCCAAGAAATTATACTAATAATGCAGATGATGCGTTAATGAGATTGGGAGTAAATCCGTTAGCGTACGGATACAACTCGTGGAATAGACGATAACATCCTTTTATGGCAGAGATAACAGTCATAGACGGCAAGCGTTATAAGGTTGATGGAAGCGTAAAAACAAAGTTGTGCAACGGCATGGTCGTCGACAATGCCTTAGATGGCACAATGCGAAATTGCAATGCTAGGGCAATGAAAGGCCGTGACTATTGTCAATATCACGGCGGTAAAGCATTGATTGGCCCTGATCACCCTAACTTCCTGACAGGGTTGGCCAGTAAAAATAAAAAGCGGTTTAGCACTGTTGGGCGCCAATTACTTGAACGTATTGAGGAATTGCGAGAAGACGTAGACCTTTTTAGTCTAAAAGATGATGCCGCGTTTATTACAGCCATTATGGACAAACGTGCTGAGGCAGCAGCCGAAGGCGTTGGTATTGACCAGTACAAGAAAGTACAAGCCGCTTATGGTTTAGCTCACAGTAAGTTGGGCAGTCCAGATTTTGTTGATGCATTTGAGCAAATAGGTGATGTTCTTACAGATACGCTATCCATGTATGATGCTAGTCGTGACGTCATAGAGTTAATTGAAAAACGTGTAGACATTGTTGAAGCTGAACAAAGAATGATGCACGCTAAGGCGTATACTCTTGAAATAGATCAAGCGTTTTCGTTGGTTATGCAGGTACTGGAAATTGTTAGGGAGAATGTGCGGTCATCGGAAGAGTTGATTGCGATACAAGCAGGATTCCAAAAACTCCTTAAGGTTTATCAATCGCCCGATGATGATGTTTTAGATGCGGAGATTGTAAGTGAATCTTAGAGACCTCGAAAAACTAACTCCGAAAAAATTTAAACAGTTTGCTCGACCTGACAAACCGTTGGCTAATGCATTGCTAGAAGCAATGGACGCAAGACTTAAAGACATCATTGATACTGGCGACTACAACAGCGGGAGGGCATATTCAATTAACGGAGCAGAACTGGATTACCAAAAGTGGCTTAAAACATACGCCCCTCACGCCGCAAGTTCGAGTCTGGGTGAGCATCATAAACGTGCATGGGAATGGGCTGAAAATATAGTTCAAGGTGAACCACCGCCAGCACTAATTGAGTGTTGGTTTCGTGGCGGAGGCAAGTCCACCACTATGGAGCTTGTTTCGGCACGAATTGCCGTAAAAGGAACGAGGCGGTTTCTTCTTTACGTGTGTTCAACTCAGGAAGCAGCTGACCGCCACGTTACGGACATTGCCACGACAATGGAGCGGTGTGGCATTGAAAGGGCTATGAACCGTTATGGATTCTCTAAGGGCTGGAATGCGAGCAAGTTGCGCACTGCTAACGGCTTTAACGTACTTGCTTTTGGTCTCGATACTGGTGCTCGTGGTGTTAAGTTGGACCATCTACGTCCAGACTTTATCATTCTGGACGACATTGACGAATTGGACGATAGCGTCACTCGTGTCGACAAAAAAATTGCTACTATAACGCAAACAATCCTCCCTGCAAAATCAAACGACTGCGCCATCGTTTTTGTGCAGAACAGAATCCATGCCAACTCTGTTATGAGTCAAGTCATATCTGGTGAGTTGGACATGCTTCAAAACAGAATACAAAGCCCTATTGTTCCCGCTGTACTCGATCTCCGATACGAACCAATTGAAAAAGAAGATGGGCGTATGGGTTACAAGATTATAGGTGGCACTGCATCATGGGAACACAAATCATTAGAGGTATGTCAACGTGAGATTGATGACTACGGGCTTATATCGTTTCTTCGTGAATGCCAACACGATGTTGGTGTCGGAGGAAAATTCTTCCCTGAGTTTAAACAGCATGACGAAAAAGGTAATCCTTGGCATGTTGTTGATTTGGTGGATGTAAAGCCATGGTGGCGCGTCTGGGCTAGTCATGACTTTGGAACTAACAGCCCGTGTGCATTTATACTATTTGCTTCTGATGATGTGGAGAACATATATGTCATTGGTGAAGTTTATAAGAATGGAATGGTATCTAGTCAACAAGCAGATGCCGCGTTGGAATTGTTGCGTGCTAGAGAAATGGCCGCACCAGTGGATAAAGACATACCAGGCGGGCAGTGGAACACAAAATTAGAGGCAATTGCTTTTGACTGGGGTAATACGTTTCCACCTGAAAAGTACGATCAACGCATTGGTGAATACCCTGTTGAAGTCTGGTGGCGGAAAGGACTACCTGCTGTTCGAGCTGTAAAAGACCGTAAGGCAGGATGGCGACGATTAAAAGAATGGTTAGCCGCATCGCGAATGACTGATGGCGTTGTAACGCCAAGGTTTAGGATTTTACGCAACAGTTGCCCTAACCTTATTAGGGAATTGGAAGCCGCCATGGCAGACCCTAAAGACCCTGAAGACCTCGATAACGGCACGAAAAGCGACCACGCATTGGACTCCTGTCGTTACGGTGTAATGTGGAGAGAATATCCAGTTAAGTGTGATGAGGTCAAGATTAATCCTAAGACAAAGCCCCACTGGTTAACGGAGCGTAAAAACGAGGATTACGTATGATTGTGATTGCAATTATTGCTTGTGTTTTACTTGCAGGATCTGTGGCGTTGCAATTTACAATATACTTGTACCTAAAGTCGTTAATTAAAACTCCGTGGTACTACAAGGAAAATAGGTATTTGTAATGGATATACGTGAGATATTGCAAGCAGCAATACAGCGCACACAACAGCCAAAGGTCACGGCATTGCAAGCACCTACGGCTAAAGGCATGGCTGGTAGTTTTGATGTTGAAAACTTGTTGCTCAACAAAGAAGATGATTTATCTATTGACCACGGCAAGTCCGAATGGCGAGTAAGTCCAGAGAATGACAAAGAAGAAGCATTAAAAGTTATTGCGTTTGTAAAGAAGCAGTTTGATATGGCGTATGTGTCTAGACTGGAGATGGAACTGGAATGGACACAAGCACTAGCCTTTTTTGAGGGTCGGCAGTGGTTTCGGATTAACAGTCAAACCCGTAACCTTGTAAACCTGCAAAATCCAAACGAAGGCGCACGTTACGTAACAGTTAATAAAATGAGGCCGCTTATTGACGGTGTTGTGGGAAAGCTGACGCAGTGTGCGCCAGACGCACGTGCAGTTCCGCTGTCCTATAGCGAGTTTGATCAAAAGGCGAGTGAGGAAGCAAACTTTATTGCCGGTCACTTTACGCGAAAATTTGGACGAGAGACGCAAACAAAAGAGCGCGTACGATGGGCCTGTGTAACTGGAACATCATTTGTAAAGGTTTGGTGGAATGCTAAAGCAGAGCAAGTGGTTCCTGAATTTTCAATCCTGGACGGTTCTGTCACAGGTTTTAAGTCAATGGCGATAGGTGATGTAGAAGAACAAATTGTCCCCTGCTTTAACGTTTACTATGACCCTGTAGCCCAAACAGATGACCAAGTCAGGTGGCTGATTCATGC